CCTTTAGTATTATCTAATGAATAACTATACCAAGTTTCAACTGTATTTTTTACATCAACTACAACATCTTTAGTATCCGAATAGTTAAAACTTTGAGTTGATATAACGGGATTTAGGCTAGGTATGTTTGAACCTGTATACCAATTACCACCACCTGGTAAGGTAGATTGGAATGATGCTGTTACATAAGGATCAAAACCACTTTCTTCCCAAGAGGTTGATCCTGAATATTTTAGATATGTCCAACTTGTACCATTTGTTACTATAGGTTGGTCATTAAATCTACCAGTACCCATATCCCAATTACCCCATGTTGGGTAAAATTCTAACTTTTGGTCTGAGTTTAGACCTGTTACAACAGCATTAAAATTTCTTAAGTAAACTGCATATTCCCCATTTGTAATTTTATTTTCATACATTTCTGTAATTTGAGATGTAGGAAATTTAATTAAATATCTACTAACTTGAGGTACCGAATTAGCAAGATACATAGATGATTCTATAATCTGATCTAACCCTGTATTTTGGGTTGGAAATTCAGTATATAAGGTAGCATCTTTTTCAGGAAATATTTTATATATAGCCATTGTTTATTATATTAATTTGTTTTTAGCTTCATCCCTAAATTTAATCATAGTTTGCATGTAAGTATTTTGAGGAGTGTAAGCATTTAAAGTAAAATCCTTTTCACTACCTTCTCTAGTTTTAATAGCAGAGCCTCCAGGTGATGGGGATAATGGTAAAGGGGAGGAACCAATAGCTTTATACTGACCACTTGGAATATTTGGAGAATTTGTTCTATTAGGACCACCTGAACCTCCTTGAGGGACACCAGCTTCATTACTTTCTACATCTAAAGCCGTTACAGTTAATGATTGACTTAATACTGATTCTTGGGCCTGTGTTCCGGGTATAAAATATGGGTCTGTAGATGAATATTTAGTTTCAAAATTATATTGAGGAGAATTTATAGGACCTCCAGAAGGCTCAGAGTTTTGAGTATCTAGGTTTGTTTTGTTAAAGCTATCTATTAATGAATCTGACATATTATTTTTTATTTATAGGGGTACTACTCTACCTTTAATATCTTCTTTTGGGTATTTAACTTCAAAAATCATAGGATCTATAGATGGGTAAACTACTTCATTTAATGTAGCACCTGCTATATCATAAGCGTATTCACTATAACCTAAAGCATCTCCAGTTAAATTATTAATTACTACATTTTTTACAGTTTGAACCCCCTCTACTTTATCTAAAAGAATATATAAATCTTTTAATAAAATTGGTTGGTTTATCTGCCATCTATCAGTATTTAATTGGTTTTGTAAGGATGTAATACATTTAGTAATAGTTTCGTTATTATTATAGTTAGGCAATACTATTATATCAAATATTACTTCTATATTAATAATAAAGGCATCTTTGATATTAATTGAATCATTTATCATTCTATATTCAGCTAAATAAGTTGAAAGATTTGCCTTCATTAAAGAAGAAGCTGTTCTTAAATTTGAATTTGCATCATAAGTTAAAACATATAAATCTAACATTGTTGGTAATTCACCAGGGTTAAATTCACCTATCTTAGTAGGCTGGGCATAAGCTTTAGCTATAGTTCCTAAATTAGAGGGCATTGATAGAGCTCTAATTAAATAATCTTCTTTGGTTACAGTACGAAGTTGGTTTTGGAAATTTCCTACAGCATTTAATCTTAATTCTTCTGTTGTGTCCCCATCTTGACCTCCATCTGCAGCTAAAGGGTTATTAGATGAGATAGAAGAGAAAATTTGGTTTGCTAATGATGTATTAGATAAGTTTGGATTAATAAATTTAAAATTAGTATCGTTTAAAACTGTTAAGGTTCCGGCTTCAACATTAGATGCGACACCCCCACCAGTTAAATATCTTACATTTAAAGTAGTATTATAAGGGGCAATACCATAAGTATTAGTAAATATAAAGTTTAATGGTGAAAATGCGGTTGTTAATTGGTCTCTTTCAAAAGGTAAACCCAAACCTACATTATCAGGGTTAGGAACTATCTCCTCATCATTACTTCGAGTTGAACCTGCCCCAAATTGAAATTCTAAACTTCCAGAGTTTATAAATCTAGTAACAAATCTCCTTTGAACTTGTTTTAGTTTAAGTAAGTAGGGAGCATCCGCCTCTTTATTAAATGTTGGATCATTTTGATTAGTATTTCGTATCGTATCAAATACGTTTTCCTGCGCCATATTTGGTACTTCATACCAAGTATTGCCATCAGTATCTACCACGTCTAATACGCCTATAATATTGGATTTTACGAGTGTTCTTGTATCATACCGCTTAGAAGCTGCAAATGTAAAAGGTATTGAATTAATTGTAGCAGAAATTGCTTTTCTAGTCTTTTTTAATAAATAATATGTTGGGTTACCATTTGATATTTGGTAAACTGTAACTTCTGTAGGATCCAGAGAACCTGAGGCTGAAAAGTCAATTACATCTTCTATTAAAAAGTTTTGTGTACTATTTAAATTAGAAGTTATTTGGGTATTTTCAGGAATTATCATGGAATAATTAAAATCCGGAACATATGCACCTGCAGATTGTGATGCTGGGAGTTGTTGGTAGAAGTCTATATTCACAGAAGCTGCTGTTGTAACTTTTGGCTTATAACCTAACAAGTAAGACATCTGGTATAAATTTTCTTGCTGTCTTGCTTTTTGGATAAAAGTTTCTTGTATTTGATTATCTAGATAGAATGATAAAACATCCCCAACATAAGATGTCATTTCCATAAACAGCATACCTGTAGAAGTATCTGTAAAGTCATTATAAGTATTAGGAAAATATGTTTTTGTATATTGTATTAAGGAATTTCTAAACTGGTTAAAATCCTTATCAACATACCTTATGTCTCTTTTTAAATCTGCCATTATTGTAGTAATATAGTTATATCATCGGTTATCCCAAAATTTAATATTGTATATGTTAAGGAAAAATTAATTGTATTAATATCAGGTTGATTGTCGAATCGAATTTGTTTTATAATAACTTGAGGGAAGTATAAATTTATATCATTTTGTATTATTTCTTGTAATTCGTCTGTTGTACGATTTAAAATATTTTCAAATAATAAATTTCTTAAATCAGCTCCAAAGTTAGGATTAAATACCCTTTCACCCTTATTGGTTAATAAATAATTAATTAAGTTTGCTTTTGTTTGTTCTCGAGTTGTATATGTAGGCACAAAAACAGCAGGACCATTTAAAGGAAAACCAAACCCAACCGCTTTTCTAGCAACTGAGTCAATGGGAAATCTGTTTTGTAATATTCGTGCCATTTTTTATCTTTTCATTAATTGTGATATTTGGGACATATCAACTTCCCCACCAGGTAAAGTTCCGTTAGATGAATCAAACCCAGGTTTGGGTTGAAAACCTTGAGGGACATTACTTGAATTAAAAGATGCTGCTGTATCACCTAAAATATTTTTATACGCCTCCCTTTTATCTTCAGCACTCATGCTCGGAGATGGGGGATTAGAGTTAGTAGTAAGAACATTCTCTACAATTGGGGTATGTGTTGTGGTTGGGTGTTGTAAAACTTGAGGAGTCTTAACAGCCTCTAATAAGATATCTTTCAATTCTTCTTGAATTGCTTCTCTTACGGCTGATTTTATTAAGATTTTTAATTCTGTTGACTTCATTTTTTATTATAAATATTAAGTTAGTTAATTTTTTGTATGTTTACTTTTATTTCAGTTAAAAAATTTAAGGTTGATTTTCATAGGATATGATTAAAGAAGCTGATTGGTTGGCATTGATTGCAGTCTCATTAAGGAAGTTATAATTATTAAAAGGAATACCATTAACATCATTATATTTATTACCCTCCCAAATTGTAGCCTCAATATAATATATACCAGCTTCAGGATATGTAAAAGAATAATTTTTGACTCCTTCTTGAACGGTTAATAATTTGATATTTTGATATTCCGAACCTGATGCTGCATTAATTTTTACATCTACTTTACCTCTAACATATTCATTATCTATCCCTGGTCTAAATGTTCCCCAAGTGGTAGGATAAGCTCCTGATATATTATTTGGGGTAAACCTACCAGTATCTACTCTAAAGGTTACTACAGTGCCTGGGACTTTTACATCTGCTTTTAACCTTATACTACTACTTGCATTCATACCCCCAAAATCACTTAAACCATTAACATTAGCCCTATATGCACTTTTTTGTAAGGATTTTCCAATATCAAGACTAAAAGGAACTGTTTTATAAGGATTAGGACCATACATCTTTCTTTGGAAATTAGCATCTGTACTACCTAAATTATTCCAATTTGACCATGGCTGTTTTATTAATTTAATAGCAAATGGGTAATTAGGAGGATTACTATTATCTTCAGTACCTGTATTAGTATTATTTGTGGGTGGTAGTGATGAAGTTGTTTCATTTCCTATTTCGGTTTCTATTATTTCTACTTCTTCTGTAAGACCTTCGAGTAATGCTAATTGGCGATCATTCCACCTATTCCACCAATAATCATAATTAAGATTATCAACCCTAAATTTAGCCTCATTTACCAAAATTTTAACAGAGTTACTATAAGAATAAACGCTATTTTTTAAATTATAAAAAGAAAGACCAAAATATACTTCTTGAGTGTCATCGCTTTCAAACTTAATAAAAATTCTTCTAGATGGGAAGGAAAATTGATTATATTGTTCATATTGAAGTTCAAATCTAAAACCTTTATAAATGTAAGCTTCTTTTGAGTTTGCACTCAATTGAGCTAATAACGCCTGTTCATCTTCAACATTAGTTAAGTCATCATCAAAGTTTCCAGAAGTTGCTACTACATTACCTATTTCTACAGCTAAATTTTCCCTAATACTAGCCATTGTAGTTAACTGCCAGGCTATGGGGTTTAAATTAGGTTGTAAATTTAAATTATTGTTTATTTTTGAAGCATATGGTTTTCTTTCATAAATGCAAGAATCCTTTTCAGTATAATTAAACTCAGGATCCCATTCCATATTTGCATTATTTAAGGACTCCTCTAAACACGTACTAAAAAGAACGTCTAATTCTTGTAGTTTTAATATTATAATAGAGGCTGAATCAGTAATTTGTCTAGTAATAACAGGGACTACTGATACTGCACCCTTAGTTTGTCTTAGTAAAAATCCTAATTTATCTAAAGAGTCTGAAAGAAGAGTAAGAACATTAATTGGGACACCTAATCCAGGGGGAGTTGAAGTTGGGAATGGAATTGCTTTAATAATTTGTACAGCTATAGAAATCGTATCAACTAATGTACCAGTTGTTACAGCTACAGTATTTACAGCGTCAAAGGCTGATACAACTTGTTCTAAACCTTCTTGAATTTGGTTTTTTTGTTTTACTATTTGAAGTAAGTCTTCTTTAGGAGGGCATTCGTTTCTAAATTTTTCTATTAAATTTTGAATAGAAATTTCCATATTAGTAGCAACCTTAATTACCTCTGTACCTTTTGAAAATGCTAGTTTAGTTAAATAAGACATTATTTAGATTTACTTACTTTTGATTTATAATTATTTATTCTGTTAATCATGTTTTGAGCTTTTGTAAGGGTTTGAGTTGCCGGGGTAGGCAAACCCGCATGAGGTTGAAGTGATGCTAAAGCCATAGGTACTTGTAATTGCTGGCATAAAGTTACTAAAGAAGACATCAATGATGAGAAATCAGATAGAAATGTATCACCTAATATTATAGGCTCAGTTGCATTTTTATCACCTAATAAAACTGTGGGTGATTGGATTACAGTTAGAGGTGAATCAATATTGACACTATCAACAGAGTTTAAATTTATTGTTTTTTTAGCACTTAGAAGAATTGAATCTGTCTTAGAATTAAAAATTAAACGACCGGAATTTAAGAGTATTTGTTCCCCTGTAAATAAATTAGGGGATTCTGGTGGGGTTTGATATGATCTATATGTTCGAGTTGATACATTAATTGGTATTTTTTGGTTTTTAGTTAACCACATACTTGAAGCATCATCATTAATATCCTCTACCTGTGGGATCCAAGGTTCTGTATCTCCTTCATACTGCCCATTTCTTAATATTGTTATAGGATCACCATCTTCCCCAGATGTTGACCAAGTATTAGGGATTGGGGTTTCTTTAACAGTAGACCCAAATCTAAGAGATTGACCCCATCTCCCTTGATGTATTATATCCCCGGCATAAGGTTGTAAATTACGAATAGATATTTTTTCTTGAAATGTATTACCTAATTCAATTTCTGTACCCCCATCTGTAACTCTTCTTACAGACCCCGCTGAGGTTTGCTCATAGTCTTGGGTTTGAGAAGATGGTAAAGAACTATTATTAATAGGATCAGGAATTGCGTTATGGTGAGTGCTATTCCAAATATTAATAGCTTGGAAATAATAATAAGTTAAATCATTAACATCAGATTGAACATTACTATTAGGTAAAGCCATAACATATACTAATTCATTATGTAAGGGTATATTAGAGGTATTAGGAAATAGAGGTTTGGCAAAATTATCAGTTGTAAATTTTTTACTGGGATTAGGACTGTTAAGCTTTGAAAAAAATAGACTACCAATTGAACTCCACTCTCCAAAATTTTGAAAAGCTTCTCTTTCTGTCGTATTGTCCAAAATTGTCATAGTTACCCTAGCTGGGAATATGTTTAAGGGAATAGATTTTGTAGATTGAGTGGGGTTTAATGATGATAAACCTGTTCTTTGTTTAGGCATCCTTAGATTTTATTTGGAGTTTATCCATTTCAGCTAAAAGTTGATCTTTCTCTTCATCAGAAATTCCAAACCCCCCATCATCATTTACATTTTGAAGTGCTCGTTGAACTATAGTTGCCATTTTAATTAAAGCTTCGTCATTTTTCACACCTATCTCCATATACTCCTTAATAAGAGGTACTATAAGTGTGGCATCTCCTAATTCCTTAATTAAAGGTTTTAATTCAGATATAAGGGCTACTACTTGAGCATCCCTCCTTTTTTGGTTATTATAAATTTCTTCAAGTATATCTGAAAATGTTTTATCGCCAAAAACAAATGATTCTAACTGTCCCATATGATTTTTGATTATAAATATGTAAGTTTAAAATTATTTTGTTGGAAAGTAACCGTGCTCTAAATAAAATAAGTATTTTACTTTAAAAATACCATATAGTTTATTAGCTATTTTGGTAATTTTTGGGGTTTTAACATCAACCATCTCGCGAATATAAATATAAAGAGCTTTTTTATTAAAAACATCAATTTGGTCCCGCTTCCTAAATAGTTCTAAAATTGCATCTGCTATAGTTGCATCATTACCTTTAGGGAAGAGAGTATAAATTCTATCAGTACAATACTCAACGTACTGATCTATAAACTGGGATAAACGATCTTCATACTTGTATTCTTTGCCTACTGATAAGTTTCTATTACTAAATTCCTCCTCTTCAACTATATTATTAGTATCGTCCATTCTAGCTTTTGATAAAATAAAACTTGGAGATGTAGTATCTAGTTGGGAATAATTATTTAAATCAACAATATTTAGATTTTTGATTTTATTACCATAGTTCTTTTGATTATATGTTATTAACCAACGTTTAACAATAGTACCAAAATAGGAATAAGCTTTAGCCCCATTATCAGGGTTAAAGAGGTGTATTTTAGATAATAAAAATGTAATAATTTCATGTTGGAGGTCTTCTAAATTTTCAACACCATCTGTATGGTAAAATTTAAAAGTATGGATTATATTTTCAGTTAATTTATAAAAGGGCCAATGAACCCATTCTTCATAAATATCACTCCTCTCATCACCATCTTTTGATTTATTATACCTAACAATGGCTGCCTCGGTTTCTTTGGAAAAATAAACTTTTTTTTGTGGTTGTGATTTATGTTTTTTTATTATGTGATCCATTAACCCTTAATATTTTTTTAATTTAAATTCATTAAGGATATCTTGAATTTGCTTTATTTGTTTAAAGAAAAAACCTACTTCATCATCTGAGGCAAATGATCCCTTAATATCAATTTTTTTTAATTTTTCGTCTGATGCTTCTATTACTCTAGAAATTTGGTCTAAGTATGTAAGATACCCAACAACAATATCTTCGGCCTTTTCATTTTTCCTAAGTAAATTAAGAGTTGTGAAAAAGAAAATTAGGAGGGCTATTGATAAAAGTGTTATTACTATACCTGTAAATGAGATGATCATAATTTATTAAAAATATTTTGTAAACCTTCACTTTGAATAGAGCTTAATGCTTTATTTTTTGTGGTTGATTTTTTATTATTATCTAATGTAAAACTTTTCTTAACAGTATCCACGGGATGTTTAAATTTAGGTAACCATTCGATTTCAAATTCAACCCTAGCAGCTAACATATCGGCTTGGTGTAAAATAAATGGGAGGGAGGTGCGAGGTTTTTGTTCGGGCATATAACCTTTAAGATATTTATCATTAGCTGAATCATATAACCCATCATGAGTTTGAATACCAATCATCTCATTAAATGTATATGAAATGCCATGTTCTTGGAGTAAAAATAACCCACGATCTGGAACGGATGCAAAAGCTAATTTTTTATTAAATGTATAATCTTCACCTAATTTATCTTTTCTCCATTTATCTGTCTGAGGTATATATGCTTCATGCTCACCATCTCCCATTTTACCTAAATCATGATTAATAGCTGAGAATATTAATTCTTCGGTAGTAAATGTAGTCATATCACAACCAAAATCTTTCCAAAGGGAAGACATAGATAAAGATACATTAACGACTCTATTTACATGATCAACATATCCCCCAGGGAAGGCAGAGTGATATTCTTTTTTATGAGATGCGGGCATCATCATAATTCTATCTCCATACTTATTATAAAAATCAAGTAATTGTTTCTTACGCTTACCTGTTATATGGGTTTCAATATTATTTAAAAATTCAACCCAATTACCTTGTATTTTCTCTGCTGTTAACTTCATAACTTTAATTTTGATTATTATCCGTTTATATGTGCTCCCTCTCTTTCAACTAAACTTTCTAAATCTTCTACTTTTTCATAGAGTACCTTTATAAATTTTCTAAATTCCTCTACATTTACTCCTCCTCTAGAAACCATGTGGTCTAAGGTTTTAACTTGTGATTTAATGTTAGTGAACCCCCTGTCAACCAATTCTCTATTCCTTAATGCCATAATTTTAAATATTTTTATTTTAATATGTTATCAATATACAATCGTTAACTCTACAATCCTAATTATCTTCTACATTTATAATATTTTCTTAAATACCTTCAAAACCCATGTGCGTAAGGTACCCAAGGAGTTTTTAATATCCAAGCCTAAGATTAAATTCTTATATCTTCTTTAAGATTTTTAATAAATGGGCACATTTCATATAATCTTCACTTTCCCCCTCATTCTGGAAATATTTAATTGCTAGTTTTAATGTTTTTTCTAAGTACTCATCACTATATTCTTTAATTTCTATTAAGTGGTTTTCATTTTTTAAGTCTATTTTACTAATATAAAACCAAGCCCTATGATAAGTAATATGCCCTCCAGCTTCTTCAATTTCACTAATATCAAATTCCTTATTAGATTTAGAAAACATTTTAACTGCTTGTTTATTAAATACGAGGTGGTTAAGTATTAATTTTTTAAACATTCCCAACCAATATTGGGGTGTTATAGTTAAATCATCAGTAATTATTATTTCTTCCCCTTCTTCATCTCCTTCTAAAAAGAAACTAAATAAGTTATTTATATCCATCAATTTTAATATTTGAATCGTTAATATATGTTATAAATATTAATGAACCAAATAACTATTAAGGGGGGTATTGTGAGTATATAATGTGAGAGATTTAATTATTGACGACTGTGGTTAAATTATTATGGTAATGTATTAAAACGTATTAAAATGCGCTTATAATGCGAGCATACGCCATATATATATAAAAAGAGGATAACTTTCGTTATCCCCTTCCTTAATTATAAAAAATTTAAAGGATGTTTAACTTAGAATTTTTATTTCTTTAGAAACCTCATCTATTTTAATATTGATTTTTTTACATGCTTCAACAACATCAATCATTTTGGGGTTATCTGGGTGGTAATCCCACATCTCATCAAAAATTTGATTTAAATCTACTAATTCATTAAGTTTTTCAACTAATGGGTCTTTTTTACTATAATCCTCTTGAGTAATATTCATAACTTTTTATTTATTTATTAATAATCCAAATTATATTTTTAAACATCCCACCCATCAGCTGCAATTTGTAAACAAAGTAAAATAGAGGAATTTGGTTTTTCTTTCATTTCTTTCAAGGCCGCAAACATAACTTCCACAATTAAACCTTGACGTTCAATTTCTGTTAATAACTGGGCAGCTTCCAACATTTCCGGGGAAGTGATCATATCCAAATAATCTTTTCTAATATCATTCATAACTTTTAAATTTATCTTTTGACTTAACATAACTTTAACTACATGGTAAATATACGAATCCTATCCCGGGTAGCCAAGCCTCCCGTGCATTATTTTTAATTACTTTTTAAACTTGTCCACCATCTGTAATGATCCAACCTTTATCATTAACTAATATATTTCTAGCAGCTAATGCTGTTGCTGTAAATGTTGAATCTCCAAAGCTAATTGTTATCCCTGTTTTTATAGAAGCATTTGCTGCCCAACCTATTAATAAGGCATCATATCCTGTATAAGTTATAGCACCTGCATCACCAGTGGTTCCCATAAATCCTTGAGAAAAGGTGCCCTGCAATGCATTCATTTCCCATAAATTTAATGGTTGTTGGAATGAATCAGCATTCTCAAACATAAATAGCATACCTTGAACACTACTCATATCCCAATTATTTATGGGTTGATTAAATGAGGTTGCACCTCTAAACATGAACCACGTTGCATTCACACTACTTATATTCCAACCTCCAATAGGTTGATCGAAAGATGTTGCTCCGTCAAACATATTCCTCATAGTAGTCACATTACTTACATCCCAATTTGAAATATCACTATTAAATGTTGTTTTATTTTGGAATAATTGATCCATATCAGTAATAGCTGAAACATTCCAAGTATTAATTTCTCCATATGTAGCAAGAGCTGCAGTATTATCTGAAATCCATAGATTTACAGCTGTTTGTAGTTCTGCTTTTGTAGTAAATGTATAAACTGAGGTTACAACACTTAATGAAAATAATCCTGTTGATTTTATATAATAAGAATCTTGTGCAATGTTAGAGGTTGGTACAAATGTAAACTCCCCCCCACTTCCAGCAATTGATATGGACCAATGGGTAGCTTCGTTAATATATACTAACCCATCTTCATCTATGCCTGTAAAATTGCTAAAGGTACCGGTTAAATATGTAGTTGTTGGTAAATTCTGATTTGCAGTTGAGTTTCCTTCTAGCGTAAGATATCCTGTTTGGTAATCATTTAAATAGTTGAGGGGATTAGTAATGGTAAATACTTGAGTGCCTGTTAAAGCAGCTCCAAGCGAACCTGAACCATTCATTTCTAAAGAGGTATATGTAGCCATATAGGAATATTTTATTATAAATACTGCAGATTAGGGGATATTACCCATAATATTTAAACTGTATTATCTTCTAGACTTTATATTATATATTATCTGTTTAATAAATTCACCCCCTATAACTTCTCTACCTTCATCCCTCCCATCAACCAACATATACTTAGGTGAATTTTCTTTAATTATAGATCTTAATTCATCATCAGTTGAAAATGCTATCACACCATCAATATATTTTATCGCTTTTAGAAACTCTACCCTATTATGCAAATCATTAATCGGAAAGCAGTCTCCCTTTAACAAGGAAATCCTTTCATCACTTTCAATACCAACAATTACAGGTAACCCCATTTGTCTTGCACGTTGGAAGAGTTTGATGTGCTCCATATGAAGCACATCATAACTACCATTTAACCAAACTATATTCTTATGAGACATATTCTAAAGCTTTTGCAAATAATTTCTTATTTAAATCCTGATCTTGTTTAAAATTCTTAATAACACGAGCTTGACGTCTTTTACCTGATTTGGTAATGTATTCAAAATTACCTTCCATCAAATTTTCTTGGGTACGATTAAATACTTCCCAAAGCATATTACCTTCATCGGCTTTACGTTGAGTTTCTAAAATCTCTTCAATTGCTGAATCATCGTAAGTATTTTCTGTACCTTCTACTCTAATATCTAGAAATGATTTGGCAAGATCAAACATCTGTTCTTCCTCCAATTCAATCTCTTTCATTTTATTCATTGCTTCAACTGTTAAAGGTAATCTTTCAATCATCTCTTTAATAGTATCTTGTAAAGTAGCAAAATCATAACCCATATGACGAATCTTAACATCCTCAAATGTATCTGTGGCTATAACTAAACCATTTGAACAAATCATACGAAATAATCCAGCTGTAAATTGGAATGAATTTTTACCATCGTGAGAATTAGTAAGTAATACTTGTGGGTAAACGGTATCACCATCTTCCCCATGAATTACAACATCATTATTTCTAAATACAACTAAATGCTTTTGGAAACCTTTTGTCCCTGTAGTACGGGCATTTACTTCCTGAGCATCAACAACACCCCATCCTAACAATTCCATATCTTTGATCAC